TTAGCGGACTTAGATGGTGCACCCCCTCCGTGACCCATTCTCCCTAGTCTCGGATATTAGCCGAGGCGGGGAGGTGGGTAGAGGGAGCTAACCGTCTGAGTGCGACTTTATGTCGCTTCAGTCCGTAGGCTATGGATCCTGAACCTTCGATAGAGGAGGTTACCTCTTGTTACAAAGGGGACAGGTGAAAAGCCTGACGTCACTCTGGTCCATGCTGGCCGAGGAATCAGCCAGCAGATGTTGCACTAGCGCCATTCGTGACATTAATACCGTCACGAGTCGTGTCGAACATGAGGGGTTGTCGTTTTTAACGATAACCCTGCCCGAACTTGGTAAGTCAGCCCAAAGCTGGCTTGATCAAGGTAAGGCCGGTATCCACCCCGCGTTCAGTAATGAACGAGGGGGAAGTCTCCCCCGATTTCTCGGAGGTTTCTTCAACCGTGTGTTCGACCGGAGTAGTGGCTTGTTGCTCGAAGAGCCATGTGTGGATGCTATCTTTTCGATTCGCCTTTTAACTTTGGCGTTCGGAAAGATGCTGCTTCCTTGCAGTAATGAAAGGAATGCAGCAGCCATACGTAGCTACCTCGAGTGTGAGCAGGATGTCCGCCGCTCAGATGCGGAGCTTTCCGAGAGAGATCTCGAAGAGTTCCGACAAATGTCTGAGCTGCTGTTCGGCGAGATGTTTTCCCAGATCGATAGAGATATCGGTATTGGGGCTCTCGTTCCGAAGCATGGCCCAGGATCAACCGCTGACCGTATTCTTGGAAACAAGAAATGGGATCAACGGACCTGGACTAGGCGACTTCAGGACATTTTTCCGTCCCGGAGTTACATCATTCCCAATTGGCGTTTTATACGCACGTTGGATGATGTAGTCACCCTCGAACCTGGAGAAGAGGAACCTGTAAAGGTTACTCTTGTTCCTAAGACGCTCAAAACACCCCGTGTGATTGCGATGGAGCCCACCTGTATGCAGTATATGCAACAGGCGGTCTACCAAAGCTTCACCTTGAACTTCGAAAGGGATAGACTCCTGACGAAGTTGATCGGTTTTGATGACCAGTCTCCTAATCAGAGGCTGGCCAAGCAAGGTTCGATTGATAACCGAACCGCAACGCTCGATTTGAGCGATGCTTCCGATCGTGTTTCGAATCAGCTCGTTCGTACCATGGTTGCTCGGTGGCCTAAATTAGCTAAGGCTATCGATGCGACTAGGTCTCGGCGGGCTGTCGTAGGAGGCAAGGTAATTCGACTTGCCAAATACGCGTCGATGGGTTCAGCACTTTGCTTCCCGATGGAAGCAATGGTCTTCACGACCATGATCTTCGTCGGGATTCAGAGATCGCTCAACACGTCACTTTCCCGCTCAGACGTAAAACGTCTTAGCGGTTCGGTGCGTGTTTATGGGGACGATCTGATTGTCCCTGTAGACCATGTGCATACCGTCGTTCAGACGCTTGAGCTTTTTGGAGCTCGAGTTGGTCTGAGCAAGTCTTTCTGGACTGGAAAGTTCAGAGAGTCTTGCGGAAAGGAATATTATGACGGACACGATGTAAGTATCGTTCGTGTTCGCCGTTTATTCCCAACGCGACGGCAGGATGCTGAGGAGGTCCAGTCTCTCGTGTCATTACGGAACCAACTCTACATGAGTGGTTACTGGAAGACCGTGAGATATCTCGATGATAAAATCGAAGGGTTGATTAAGTTCTTCCCAACGGTTCATCGAGATTCCTCCTTACTGGGCCGGGTGTCTTTTGTCGGCGATACCTTTGGGTACCGTTTTGACAGAGTTCACCCGAGTCACCAAAGCCCCTTAGTCAGAGGCTTTGTTTTGGTGGCCAAACCCCCGAGCGATAAGCTCGAGGGGGCTGGTGCCCTTCTCAAGTGTATTCTCAAGCTGGACACCCCATCAGATGTAGCTGACCGTAACCGGCAGCTACACTGGTTGGAGTCTGGTGCATCGATTAGTGGTCCCTTTGGGATCACTCACGATGCCACCCTGTGGGGTAGCTCCCCTCGGGTAGATGACAAGCACTTGGAGCGTTCTGGACGCCCTCAACGCGTCGACATCAAGTTGAGGTGGGGCTCGCCTGTTTAAGGGTGAGACCAGGCCTTTAGGCCAAGCGGGAGAGTCTAAGTACCTACCTGCAGACCGTTAATAGCGGC